GGATTCCGGGCAAAGCGCTTCGACGCTGAGCGTTGCGAACATCGCCAACATGGTCTCTCGGCTGATCGTCGGCGAACTGGGAAACGCAATCTGGATCGCCAACCCGGACCTGTTGCCGCCTCTCGAGGCGCTTACCGTCGGCAACTATCCGGTATTCCTGCCGAGCGTGCAGGGCAGCACCACGCAGATTTCGCCATCGCTGGCAGCCGCTTCCTACGGCATGCTCAAGGGCCGCCCGCTGCTGCTGTCGGAGCACGCCTCGGCCTTTTCCAGCAAGGGCGATTTGAACCTGCTGTCGCTGCGCGGATACCGGACGATCACCAAGGCCGGAGGAATCAATACCGAGACCAGCATGCACTTGTATTTCGATGCCGACGTGACCGCGTTCCGGTTCATCTTCCGCCTCAACGGCATGCCGATCCTGTCCGCGCCGATCACGCCGCCGAAGTCCTCGAACACCCGTTCGCACTTCGTCACGCTGGCCGCGCGCTAACCAATCTGCCGCCGGCCAGCGCTGGCGGCGCATCAAGGAGCTTTCCAAATGTACGCAAACGCAAAAACCAGCGAAAAGCTGGCTCTGCTCGACAACATCGCGCCGATTTCCCAAAGCGCCGGAACGGTTACGTCCGGATGGGTCAGCGCGGCCAATTTCGAGCGTTTTCTGGCCGTCATTCAGACGGGCGTCCTGGGCGCTTCGGCGACCGTCGACGCCAAGCTGCAGCAGGCGACCGACTCCAGCGGCACAGGCGCCAAGGACATCACCGGCAAGGCAATCACGCAGATCGTCAAGGCGACCGGCGACGGCAAGCAGGTCGAAATCAACCTGCGGGCCGAAGAGTTGGACACCAACAACTCGTTCAGTTACTTCCGCCTGTCGGTCACCGTCGGCACCGCTGCCAGCCTGATTGCCGCCGTGATTTACGGCGACATCGCCAAAAACCAGGCCGCCAGCGCGCTCAACAACGCGACTGTTGTGCAGATCGTCTAACCGCAGCAGCCACCAATCGCGGGCGTCTTTGGGCGCCCGTTTTCTTTGGGTCACGAAATGTTCCTGCGTCAGACCGTAGCGCCGGCCAGCGAGCCGATCAGCTTGTCGGAAGCCAAGGCGCATCTGCGTGTCGACATCAGCGACGACGATACGCTGATCACCGCGCTGATCACCGCCGCTCGCCAGTTCGCCGAAACGGAATGCACGCGCGCATTGATCACGCAGCAATGGCAGCTCGTGCTCGATGCGTTTCCCGGACCGAGCTTGCTGGGAGTCCCCTACGGCGTGCCGTACAGCATTCCGGGCCACGCCATTCTTCTCGATCGGCCGCCGGTGCAGTCGGTCGAGTCGATCCAGTATCAGGACATGGCCGGCGCCTGGCAGACCATGCCGAGCACCGATTACGTCGCCGAGCTGCAGTCCGCTCCGGCGCGCATCACGCCTGGGTTCGGAAAAATCTGGCCGATCACCCTGCCGCAGATCGGTGCCGTGAAGGTCAATTTCACCGCCGGCTACGGCAATGCAGCCGCGGTTCCGCAGGGCATCAAGGCGTGGATGCTGATCCGCATTGCCTCGCTGTACGAAAACCGCGAGGAGGTCGCGACGATGAACCGCGGCAAGCTCGAGCCGCTGCCCTACGTCGATCGCCTGCTCGACGCTTACCGCGTGCCGATGCTCTGATGGCGCTGCGTATCGGCACCCTGCGGAAGCGGCTTTTGCTGCAATCCCGCTCGACCGCACAGGACAGCTCCGGCGGACAGTCCGTCACATGGACAGATGTCGCGACGGTATGGGGCGAAATCCAGCCGCTGACCGGCCACAAGCTGATGAGCGCGCAGGCAGTGCATTCCGAAGTCACGCACCAGATCATCGTCCGCTGGCAGTCGGCGCTTGCCAACCCGCAGACCGTGGCCGCCATGCGCGTCGTCTACAACGGCCGCCACTTCAACATCAGCGCATCGATCAACGAGGACGAACGCAATCGCTCGCTCACGCTGCTGACTTCCGAAGGCCTGAACGATGGCTGAATTCGTCACGATTCAAGGGCTCGATGTGTTCGCGCAGGCGCTGAAGATTCTGCCGGCCAACGTCGCCCGGCGCGTCCTGCGTGGCGCCGTTGCGTCCGGCGGAAAAGTGATCAGAGACGAAGCCAAGGCGAAAGCGCCCGTATTCACCGGCAAGGTCAGCCAGGGTCATCCGCCTCCTGGGACGCTCCGGCGCGCCATCGCGCTCGGCCGGTCCAATCGTTCCAGCGGGCCGGGCAAAGAGGTCTATCACGTGTTCGTTCGAAACGCCGCGACGAGCAGCAAGGGGCGCAAGGTCGCCGTCGGCGGAAAGTTCGACGCCTACTACTGGCGCTTTGTTGAATTCGGCACCAGCAAGATGGCCGCGCGCCCGTTCATGCGCCCGGCGTTCGAAGTGAAGAAGGACGAAGCCATAGGAGCGATTACCGAATACATCGCCAACCGCTTTCCGCAAGAAGCCGAGCAGCTTGGCTGGCGGTACATCAAGCCATGAGCCTGCAAACCACCCTGCAAGCCGCGCTCGCCGGCATCGCCGCAGGTGGCGCCTGGAACCTTCGCGCCGCGCAGAACACCTCGCCGCCATACATCGCCTGGCAGCGCGTGATTTCGACCACCAACAACAGCCTGCGCGGGGCATCGGACGTGCAGAACACGCGCGTGCAGATCGACGCCTATGCCACCAGCTACACCGCCGCCGATGCGCTGGGCGCGGCGATCGAGGCAGCCGTCGTCGGCATCGGAGCAATCAAGATCAGCGAGCAGGATTTTTTCGAGGACGACACCCGGCTGTACCGCGTCAGTCAGGATTTTTCGCTCTGGACCACGTAGCACCCACCACCCACCACAGGAGCAACAACAATGGCATCGACCGCAATCTCCGCACAAGGCAGTATCGTGCAAATCGCCACCGGGTCAGGTGGCGCGAAAACCATCACCGGCGTCGCCGTCGGAAATCCGACCATCCTTACCTCGTCTGCGCATGGCTTCAGCAATGGCGATGTCGTCACCTTCGCCGCGCTGACCGGCGCCGACGCCGCGCTGCTCAACGGATTGACATTCACGGTGCGAGACAAGACCACGAACACCTTCGCGGTGAGCGTCGACACCACCGGCAAGACGATCACCGCCGGATCGGGAACGGCGACCCCGACGACCTTCACGCAGATCAACAACATCAAGACTTTCTCTGGCTTCGATGGCCAGGCCAGCGAACTCGACAAGACGAACATGTCGTCGACAGCGAAGGAGTTTTTGCTCGGATTGACCGACCCTGGGAACTTCCAGATCGACCTGGATCAGGACAACAGCGACGCCGGCCAGCAGGCCTTGGTGGCCGCCCAGATTTCCGGCGCCGCCAAGCTGTTCAAGCTGGTCCTCCCGAGCGGCGCCACGCCGACCGCCACGTTTACCGGCTACGTCAAATCGGTATCCTCGTCGGGAGGCGTCGACCAGATCGTCAAACGCGCCGCGCAAATCCGGATTTCCGGCGCGATTGCCTGGAGTTGATGACGACATGGCAATCCTCAACAAATCCGCGATCCTGTCCGCCGAAGACCTGAAAACAGAAACCGTCGCCGTTCCCGAATGGGGCGGCGAAGTGCGCGTGCGCACGCTCACCGGCACCGAGCGCGATGCTTTCGAGTCTGGCCTCGTGGCCGAGGACGGAAAGAAGCGCAATCTCGACAACCTGCGCGCACGGCTGCTCGCGTTGGCCATCGTCGACGAGCGCGGCGCGCGGATTTTCAACGATGGCGACGCGGCGCTGCTCGGCGGAAAATCCGCCGCCGTCCTGGACCGGATTTTCGACATCGCCCAGCGGCTCAACGGGATCGGCAGCCAGGCCGAATCCGCCATCGAAAAAAACTGAGAGCCAGGCATAGGCGGCGTCAGCTGTTCCGTCTATGCCTGGCGCTCGGTTTTGCCCACCCGGAAATGCTGCTCGCCAGTCTCGACAGCCGGCAACTGGCCGAGTGGTACGCCTACCTGCAAATCGAGCCGATCGGCCAACTGCGCGAGGATTTTCGCGCCGGGATGGTATGCGCGACCGTCGCCAACTACGCCGGCCGGCAACGCGCCGAAAACGCCGGACCGGCTCAGCCGGCCGACTTCATGCCGTCACTCGAAGCGCTGCCTCGGCCAACGGAAACCGCTGTTTTGATGGCCACGCCGGAAGAACAGGCGGATTTGATTCGCAACACGCTGTTTGGGGGAAATCATGGCTAACCTGGGTTCGCTCGTCGTCAGCCTCGAAGCCAACATCGCGCGCTTCGAGGCCGATCTCACGAAAGCCGAAGCCGTTGCGAAAGGCGCTTTCGATCGCATCGCCAAAGCCGGCGACATCGCCGCCAGTGCCACCAAAGCCATCGGTCTGGCGATCATCGGAATCTCGGCCGGCGTTGGCTTGAACACTTTGGTTGCCAAGTTTCAGTCGGTGACTCAGTCCCTGGACGATCTGAAGGACATGAGCGAGAAAACCGGCGCCAGCGTGGAGAATCTATCGGCGATTGCCGGCGTCGCCAAGATCGTCGATCAAAGCATGGATCTGGTCGAAGCCGGAATAACGCGCCTGTCGAAGTCGCTCGCCGGTACGGACGACGAAGCCAAGGGCGCCGGGAAAGCGCTGGCCGATCTTGGCCTCTCCGCCGAGAAGCTGCGCAGAATGGACAGCGCCGCCGCCTACAAGGAAATCGCCGACAGGCTGGCCGAATACCGCGACGGCATGGGCAAGACGGCACTGGTGCAAGACATCTTCGGCAAATCCGGCGCACAGCAGCTTCCCATCCTCAAAGCCCTGGCTGAAAACGGCGCCCTTGTCGCCAAAACCACCGGCGAGCAGGCCGACCAGGCCAGCGAGTATATCGAAACGCTCAATCGACTGACGGCCGCCAAAGACGCGCTGTACAAAGTCATCGCAGTGCAAGTGCTGCCGATCGTCTCCGATTTCATCAAGATGCTGCTCGACGTCAAAAACGAAACCGGCGGCGTACAGCAGGCGGTCAAGAACCTGGCGGCCGATGGCTCAATCAAATCGTGGGCCGAAACCGGCGCCATGGCCGTCGCCCACGTGCTCGATCAGTTTCAGTTGATCAAGGCGGTTGCGATCGAAGTCGCCACGCCTATCGAGCGCATTGGGCGCAACATCTACACCGTGGGCGCGCTGGCCGGCATCGCCGTGTCCGGATCGCTCGACGAGAAGAAGCAGGCGTTCGCGACGCTGCAGGCAGAAAACGAGAAATACTTCGCGGGCCTTGATGCGCGCCTGGCGAAAAACCGAGAGCCAGTGTCGCTCTACTCGGACCGCCTGCGCACGATGCTCGGCACCTCGGCGCAGGAAGCCAAAGACCGCGCGGCGAAGGAAGCGAAGAAGCCGACGCTCGACGGCTACACCTCGCGCGCTCCGACGGAAAAGGCCATAAAGGTGGTCGGCGAGAAAGCCAGCCCGTTCGACGCCTATGTCAAATCGCTCGACACGATGCTGCAAAAGCTGAACGAGTCCGAATTTGCCGCCATGCAATTGCGCCTCGAACAGCTCGCCGGCGCCGAGGCCATCAACCGGAATTCACCGCGCTACACCGAAGCGGCCGAAAAAATCCAGCGCTACCACGACGCGCTCGACCAGCAGCAGATCGAACAGTATGCGGAATCCGTTCGCCGCATGTCGCAGGAGTACCAATTCCAGACGGCCATCATGGGCGAAACCGTCGATGAGCAAAACCGCCTGGTGATCGCTCACCAAAACGCGCAGCAAGTGGAAGATCTGATCTTCCGTGCGCAGCAGGCGCACCGGCCGTTATCGCTGGCCGCGCA